CCTGGTAGTAAGCTTAAAACAGCTGTAACAGGAAAAGTAAAACCAGGCAGCAAAGCTGCTAAACGTAGGAAATCTTTTTGCGCTAGATCCAAAGGTTGGACAGGCGAAAGAGGTAAAGCAGCGCGTAGACGTTGGAAATGTTAAAATAAAAAATTATGCCATCACCAATTAAAAATCATCACGACAAAAAAAATATATTGCAAGACGACGGGTCTTCGATACAAGTATCATCAAGCGATCTACAAGAAAGAGGTGTAGATGCTATTAAGAGTCAAATGTTAAAAAACAATCCTCCAGGAAGTAAAGGTAGGAGAGGTGTTTATGACAAGTTAGACTGGAAATATGATAACACAATACCAAAAACTTTTGGAGAAAAAGTAAGTGATTTTGCTAGCACCGCTAAACAATTTGTAAATAAAAATAAATTTAAACTAGCAGACGCTGCAACTGGTGGATTATTTGGTATTGCAAAAAACGTAGTAGAAAAACTCAAACAATAACAACACAAAACAAAACAAAACAAAATGGGAAATTATTCAGGAAACCACCCGAGATATTCTTCGGGGCAAAAATACGATGCTAGAGAAGCTTATAACAAAGATCTTACTGCTAAAGCTAGACTACATTATTTAGAAAATAGTGAGCACGATAAGCATAGTCATCCGGCTAAAAAACATTGCGTAGCTAAAATGTACGGAGAACCAGCTGCTAAAAAATTAGCTGTAAAAGATATGCCAGATGCTCAAAGAAAAGCTGTAATGGCTAGTAAAGCTGAAGCCGCTGCTAAAATGGATCACGCTCCTAAAAACTTAGGTTTTATAAAAGCTGAAACATTAAAGAAAAATCCAGACGCAACAACAATGGAAGTAGATGGTAAAACAATGCCTATAAAAAACTTAGCTGATTCAGATGATATTAAAGACATGTCTGGGGCTTATAACGCAATGGGCGATGCTAATGACCCAGCTATGATGAAAGGAGATCCTATCATGCTTAAAAAGATTCATGCTTTAAAAATGAAAGTTGATAAAGGGCTTGAATTTGGATTAAAAGGATAACAGTAGGGTGCTGTAAAACCCAAGTCAAACAAATCATTAACAAAAACAAAACAAAACAAAATGGCAAAATTCATTAAATTTAACGTGGTAAACACTGCTGATGCAGCTGCTTTACTAACTCAAGGTACAAAATTAATCAATGTTGACCACATTGGAGATGTGTCTTACAATGCTTCAACAGGTGTTGTAACTGCAGTTTTAACTGCTGCTGCTGGTGCTTTTGGAGATGCTGCAGGTTCTGCGGGTATTTCTGCAAGAGTTTTAACAGCTAAAGTTACAACAACAAAAGATGGAAGCACTGGAGTACCAACTATTACAGACGGTGCTTACGCTCCAGACAAAGCTATCTATTCAGCTATGACTGCTAATCCAGGTGGAGTTGTATCTACAGCTCAATTAGGAAAAGATCAAGCTGCTACACCAAAGCAAATGTACTGGTCAACTTGGGCGGTTGGAACTGTCGATGACGTATAAAAACTAACCATCAATTAAATATATCCTCGCGGCTTAACAGTCGCGGGGTTTATTTATAAAAAAACAATATATGGGTTCACCTATAAAACACTGTTGGAGTTCTTTAATGCACAGTCCTAATTGGAACAAAGCAAGAAAAAGATCTGGCTCTGGAACTGGAAATGACGCTTCATTGAAAGCAGCTAAAAAGAAAAGAACTTCTCCTTTAAAAATGGGTTTTAAAATGAAAGGATCTCCATATGTAAAAGAAGAATACAACACACCTATAATGCATGTCGATATGGGTGATGATACTTTAGGTATGGCCACTAGTAATGGTACTATACTTATAAACAAAGACATAACAGACCCAAAACAAAAACAAGACGTTATAGATCATGAAATGATTCATATTAAGCAAATAAAAGATGGTCGACTTGCTTATGATGATGATAATGTTTATTGGGAAGGTAAAAAATATTCTAGATCTCAAATGAACGAAGGAGCTAAAAATTTACCTTGGGAAAAAGAAGCTTACGATAAAACTAAAAATGCTTAGTTATGGGATTAAAAAAAGGTTATTTTAAAAATTTAAAAGGTGGTGTAAACAACAGCCCTATAAAGTTTCATGATGGTACTCAACACTCGATTGATCCACCAAACAAGAGAAGACCAAACGTTCAAATAGACAATACTAGAGTTAACAATAAATTTAATTTTAATAAATCTAATGAATTTAAGCTAAAACAAGAACAACTTTCTGTATTAGATAATGAAAGAAGAAATAAAGTAAATGAAGATTTTAGAAAAGCTAGGTTGGATCAAATGAAAGAAAAATATCCTAATGCCAGCGAAGCTGAATTAAAAAATTATTTATTTTCAAACAAACCTGGACTTATGCCAGACGCTTCTAGTAAAAATTTTGGGTTTGGTAATACATCAACTGGCTTTGGTAGTGAATTTAATATGGGTTTAACTAATCCAAATTTTCCTTCAGACGCTACTCTTAAGCAAGGATATAGTCCTAAAGCTTATGGAAATCAAATTGTTGATCCTAGAGATTATAGTAACTTTTTATTTGGATTAACCAACGAAGAAAAAAGAGAAGCTGTTGCAGAATCTATTGAAAATATGGATCTTGACGTTAGAGATAAACTTCAAAATTATCAAAAACAAAGTTTACAAAACTTCGCTGATTGGTATGGTAGTGATATAACAAGAGAAAGACTTAAAAATCAAGCTCAGCATAGCGGTAATATAAGAGAAGCTAACTTTGAAAGCATGGAGTCTAAAGGTTTTGGAGAAAACAAAAGAAATATATTTGCAAAACCAAATCAACAAAACGTAGCTGGAAGCTTATATAGTGAAGCAGATATAGATAATATATTATCTAGTCTTAAAGATAAAAGATTTAAATATGGTTATGGTGATAGCGCTGGATATGTTAGACTAAATGATAATTACCAAAATCCAAATGCTATATCAGGATCAATAGATGAGTTTTCTGAAGAGGATTATAAAAATATTGATTTTAAAGGTAATGATCCTTTTCCTCGTAGCGCATCTATGTCTCAAGTTATTACTGGTAATGATGATATTTATATAAACAAAGATATGGTTAATGCCGCTCTTAACCCACTTGGTAGTGATCCTCGTTTTAATTATCAACAACAGGATTTAAAAAGTTTTATGAGTAGAGATGAAATGAACAAAGTGCTGAACGATGCTGGTATTACAAATTCTATGGCGAAAGAGTCGTACATGACACGTCCTTCATTACAGAATCAAGCTAATACAATTGGAGGTCATGAATTAACACACTCTACAGGTATTGACAAAGCTATGGATCCTTTTTTAAGAAGTGTATTACAAGTTAGTCCTGGTCAAGAAAATAGATATGTAAACTATAATACATCTCCTGGAGAACTATATGCTAATTTTCATGAATTAAGACTTCATTTAGGTATGGAACCAGGCGAGCAATGGGATTCAAAAAAACTTAGAAAAAGACTTGAGGAAAGAGGAAGAACTGATCAACAAGATTTTTTAAATAATTTTACAGAAGAATCTTTAATAAAAGCTTTAAATACTGTAGCTGACGTAGATGATAAAGATGATGGAAAATTACATTTTGATTATTTAAAATCTAAAAACAATAACAACTACGAAATGAATGCGTAAATAATTATAAAACATGTAATTATATAAATATAACATTTAAATTTAATTATATGAAAAACTTATTATTAACAATATGCGTTGTTTTTATAAACACATTATCATCTCAAAATATTGCAAAAGAAATAACAGGTACTTGGCAAAGTGAAAAAACTGATTATACTTTAGTTATTTCAAAACCTGAAAAATCTAATAAGTTTAAATTCTTAAACTATAAAACTATACTATTAAAAGATGAAAAAGGTTGTTTATATGATGAATTTATATATTCACCTGAAGAATTTGTTAAAGTAAAAGATAATAAAATATACACTTTTGTTTCTTGGAATGATTTAGGAAGTTTTCACGCAGACCTAGTTTATGAATTAATAAATAAGGACGAAATAAAAGTTACATTTACAGGTAGTGCAAACACAACTTTGTACTATGAAAGAATAAAATAAATATGAAAAAAATTTGGCAATGGCTTACAGGTTCCGTCATAAAAGAAGTTGGCGAGGTTTTAGATAATCTTACAACAACTAAAGAGGAAAAACTTGAAGCTCAACGCCTTATTACAGAAATATTAGAAAAAGCCGACAAAGAAGCACAAGAGCAAGTTACAGCAAGGTGGCAAGCGGACATGGCATCAGATAGTAAACTATCTAAAAATATACGCCCTATGGTCTTAATATACCTAACAGTAATATTTACAGCTTGTGCTTTTTTTCATGGTAATATAGGTGAATTTAAAATATCAGAAGAATATATACCAATATTCCAAACACTTTTAGTAACCGTTTATGGTGCTTATTTTGTTGGAAGAAGTTGGGAAAAAACAAAAAAAATAACAAACAAAAAAGATTAAATAATGGGACAATACGGAAATCAACCTGATTTTATAACTAACGACATACAAACTGTAACACCAGTTGCTGCAGCTTCTTTAACCGCAGCAGATTCATTAAATGGATCAATTATATATGTAGGTACAAGCTCTAGCGCTGATCTTCAAGTTATACCTGCTGGATCTGTTGGATCTAATAATTCTGGTTTACCTGGTTTAGCTCAAGCAATTACGTTTAAAAATGTACCGCAAGGAGAGTGGTTTCCTGTGGTTGTTGACTACGTTTTGTCTAATGCTACAACAGCAACAGACTTGGTAGCAGGAAAATAAAGTATAGAAAACCTATACGTTTTTAAATTAAATTAAATTAAATTATGGCAAAAAAAGCTAAAAAAATTAAAAAAGAACAATTAGAATTATTAAACAAGCAGCAATCTGACATAAGTGAAATGCTTAAAAGTTTAGGTATTTTAGATGTTCAAAAAATGAATTTACACTCTAGAGTAAAAATACTCAGTGATGAAATTGAATCTACTAAAAAAGAACTAGAAGATGAATATGGTTCTGTTAATATAGATTTATCGACAGGTGTTATAACTCCAATAGAAAAACAAAATGCCAAGTAATATAAGAAAAATAAGCATTGGCTCTGATTATAAAAATGACGCAATGCATTATTCTGTTGGGCAAATAGTTTATGGTGGTCATGAAATATCACACATATTGCTAGATGAATTTGATAATTCTTACAACATACATATAAAAAAGAACAACGAGGTATTGCCATGGAAGAAGTTTAATTCTAACATGGCTATATCCGTTGAGTATGATTTAGAATACTAATGAAAAGTCTATATGATTTTATTGTAAAACCTATAGGCGAAACCTACAACAATGAAATTAATGTTGACAAAAAAAAGTTAATATTAAATAGTAAAATTGAAAGTTGGAAGTTTGTAAACAGGTTTGCAAAAGTAATAGAAACACCTAAAGCATTTAAAACGCTAATACAAAAAGGTGATACAGTGATTGTTCATCAAAATGTTTTTAGAACATTTTATGACATGAAAGGCAAAAAGAAAAAATCAAGATCTTACTTTAAAGATGATTTGTATTTTTGCTCAATAGACCAAATTTATTTATACAAAAATAAAAGTGGTTATAACTCTTTTGGTGAAAGATGCTTTATACAACCAATAAAAAATAATAATCATCTAGTGAATGATAAAGAACAAAAGCTTATTGGTATATTAAAATATGGAAATAAGTCCTTAGAGTCGCTAGAAATAAACGAGGGAGACCTTGTTGGTTACACGCCGGATGGTGAATGGGAATTTTTAGTTGAAAATAAAAGACTATACTGCATGAAATCAAATGATATTGTAATTAAATATGAATACAAAGGAGACGAAGAAGAATATAATCCAAGCTGGTCAAAAAGCAGTTGAAGAATTAATAAAAGTAGCTAAAGAAGCTATTGTTGATTCAGATGATGATATATCTGCTGATCGTTTAAAAAACGCAGCTGCAACTAAAAAATTAGCTATATTTGATGCTTTTGAAATTTTAAGTCGCATTGAAGAAGAAGAGAACTTGTTAAATGAAAAACCAAAAGAAATAAAAGAAGAAAAATCTTTTAGTGGTTTTGCAGAAGGAAGAGCTAAGTAATGTACGAGCAAAGTTTATATAAAGTTTTAAAAAACCATATTAAACCTAAAGTTCTCAAAAGAATGAATAGGTATAAAAAATGGGAATATGGTTATAATGATGAACACGATATCGTAGTTATAAGTAAAGACGGTACTGTTGGAGAAGTATATGAAATACAAAATCTAAAAATTGCTTTACCTAAAGCTAACAATGTTTATTCTTTTGATTCTAACACGTGGGAATATACTGAATATCCAAAAGAGTTAAAAAAAATAAAATCAGTTTTTGATTGGGAGCAATATCCTTTAGATTTTAAAGAAAAATGGTATGATTACATTGATAATGAATTTAATAAAAGAGAACAAGGCTTTTGGTTCTATAATAAGGGCTTGGCTACTTACATTACTGGTACTCACTTTATGTACTTGCAGTGGAGCAAAATTGACGTTGGGCAGCCAGACTTTAGGGAATCAAATAGATTATTCTACATTTTCTGGGAAGCTTGCAAAGCAGACTCACGATGTTATGGAATGTGTTATCTTAAAAACAGACGTTCCGGATTTTCTTTTATGTCTTCAGCAGAGACCGTTAATATGGCGACAATTACGTCAGATGCACGGTACGGTATCTTGTCTAAGTCTGGCCCCGATGCTAAGAAAATGTTCACAGACAAGGTCGTACCTATATCCGTCAACTACCCGTTCTTTTTCAAACCCATACAGGACGGTATGGACAGGCCCAAAACAGAACTCGCCTATAGAGTACCAGCGACAAAATACACAAGAAGAAAACTTGAAACAAACCAAAAAGTTCAAGAACTTGACGGGCTCGACACGACAATAGATTGGAAAAACACTGGTGATAACTCTTATGATGGTGAAAAACTAAAACTACTTGTACACGATGAAAGTGGTAAGTGGGAAAAACCTAATAATATATTAAACAACTGGAGAGTTACAAAAACATGTTTAAGATTAGGTGGTAGAATTATAGGGAAATGCATGATGGGATCAACATCAAACGCATTGGATAAAGGAGGTAGTAATTTTAAAAAACTATATAATGATTCAGACGTCAGAGAAAGAAACGCCAATGGAGAGACTCGCAGCGGATTATATTCTTTGTTCATACCTATGGAATGGAACTACGAAGGCTACATTGATTCTTATGGCTTACCTGTCTTCGAAACTCCAAGTGAAAATACGAAAGGTCCGCATGGAAGAAAAATAAAAATAGGTGTATTAGAGTATTGGCAAAATGAAGTTGATGGGTTAAAAAAAGATCAAGATGCTTTAAATGAATTTTATAGACAATTTCCAAGAACTGAACAACATGCTTTTAGAGACGAAGCAAAACAATCTTTATTTAATTTAACAAAGATATATGAGCAAATAGATTTTAATCAAGATTTTAAAAATGACCTGCTCGTTACAAAAGGATCTTTTCAATGGCAAAACGGAATTAAAGATAGTAAAGTTTTATTTGTTCCTAATAAAAATGGAAGATTTAACATATCATGGGTACCTCCTGTAAGATTACAAAATATAGTAATAAATAAAAACGGAATTAAATATCCAGGTAATGAGCACATTGGTGCTTTTGGATGTGATCCATATGATATATCTGGTACAGTAGACTCTAGAGGATCAAATGGTTCTCTACATGGTTTAACTAAATTTTCAATGGAAGACGCACCTAATAGTATGTTTTTTTTAGAATACATAGCTAGACCTCAAACAGCTGAAATATTTTTTGAAGATGTACTAATGGCTTGTGTATTTTATGGTATGCCAATATTAGCTGAAAATAACAAACCAAGATTATTATATCATTTTAAAAGAAGAGGTTATAGAGGTTATTCTATGAACAGACCAGATAAAGTGTATATGAAATTGTCAGTTACAGAGAAAGAAATAGGTGGTATACCTAATTCTAGTCAAGATATAAAACAAGCGCATGCCGCAGCTATAGAGTCTTATATAGAAACTTATGTAGGTAATTTAGGTGAAAAACACGGTGATATGTATTTTCAAAAAACATTAGAAGATTGGTCGAGATTTGATATAAACAACAGAACAAAACACGATGCTTCTATAAGTTCCGGTCTAGCAATAATGGCTTGTAATAAAAACTTATACACACCTGTGTTTAAAAGAAAAGTAGAGGTTAAAAATTTAGGTTTTAAAAAATACGATAATAAAGGATTTAGTTCAAAAATAATAAGATAAATGATTTACACTAATTACGCAGGTTCGTTTCCTAGTCAGGTTGTATCTGATGAAGAAAAGCAAAGTTATGATTATGGTTACGCCGTGGGTAGAGCTATTGAAGGGGAGTGGTTTTCTGGAGATAGAGGAGGTTTAGGTAATAGATATCAAAATAGTTGGTTAAACTTTCACAGATTAAGACTGTATGCTAGAGGTGAACAACCTGTTCAAAAATATAAAGATGAATTAGCTGTCAATGGCGATTTATCTTACTTAAACTTAGACTGGAAACCTGTTCCAATAATACCAAAATTTGTTGACATTATAGTTAACGGAATGTCACAAAAAATATTTGATATTAAAGCTTTTGCTCAAGATCCAGAATCTTTAAAGAAAAGAACTAAATATGCAGATGCTATAATGCGTGATATGTATGCTAAAGAAATAATTGAAGCTACAAATCAAGCTACTGGCATGAATTTTTTCAACACAAATGACACTGATAATTTACCAGAAAACCAGCAAGAGTTAGATCTTCACATGCAGTTAAGTTATAAGCAGTCTATAGAAATAGCAGAAGAAGAAGCTATTGAAAATGTTTTAGCTTATAATAAATACGACTTAGTAAAGAAAAGGTTAATACAAGATTTAACTATAATTGGAATAGGGGCTGTAAAAACAGATTTTAATTTAGCAAATGGCGTTACCGTTAATTATGTAGATCCTGCTAATTTGGTTTATTCTTATACAGAAGATCCTAATTTTGATGATATATATTATGCTGGAGAGGTTAAATCAATAAGTTTAGTTGAATTAAAAAAACAATTTCCTGGACTATCAGACGCTGAATTAGAAAAAATTGAAAAATTTCCAGGTGATGCTAATTATACTAGAAATTTTTACGCACAACAAGATTCTTATAATCAAGTGCAAGTTTTGTATTTTGAATACAAGACATACAGTAATCAAATATTTAAAATAAAACAAACAGATCAAGGTCTTGAAAAAGCTTTAGAAAAACCAGACACTTTTAACCCTCAACCAAATGATAATTTTGAAAGAGTGGGTAGAAGTATAGAAGTATTATACACTGGCGCTAAAATATTAGGACACGAAATGATGTTAGAGTGGAAAATGTCAGAAAATATGACAAGACCAAATTCTAATTTAACAAAAGTTAACATGAATTATTCTATATGTGCACCACGCATGTATAAAGGAATGATAGAGTCAACAGTTAGCAGAATAGACATGATACAGTTAACTCATTTAAAACTACAACAGGTGTTGTCTAGAATGGTTCCAGATGGCGTTTTTGTAGATGTAGATGGTTTAGCTGAAGTTGATTTAGGTAACGGAACAAATTATAATGCCTCTGAAGCTTTAAACATGTATTTTCAAACTGGTTCTATAGTTGGAAGATCTATGACTCAAGACGGTGACTTAAACAGAGCTAAAGTACCTATTCAAGAACTTCAAACAAGTAGCGGTGGTGCTAAAATACAAAGTTTAATACAAACATATCAGTATTATTTACAAATGATACGTGATGTAACAGGTCTGAATGAAGCGTCTGATGCTAGCACACCTAGTAAGGATGCGCTTGTAGGTTTACAGAAATTAGCCGCGGCAAATTCAAATACAGCACTAAGACATGTTATGCAAGGTGGTTTATATCTAACTTTGAGAACTTGTGAAAACATAGCGTTGAGAATAGCTGATGCTTTAGAATATCCATTAACTAGAGCTGCTTTAATAGATTCTATATCATCATATAACACTGGTACATTAGAGGAGTTACAAGAAAAAAATCTGCAAGATTTTGGAATATTCTTAGAATTAGAACCAGACGAAGAAGCTAAAGCTCAATTAGAGCAAAACATACAAATAGCTTTGCAGTCAGGTGGAATAGATTTAGATGACGCTATAGACATTAGACAGGTGAAAAATATAAAACTAGCAAACGCTTTGTTAAAGCAAAAAAGAAAAGCAAAAGCTAGACAAGATCAAGCTAATCAACAAGCTAATATTCAAGCTCAAGCACAAGCTAATGCTCAAGCTTCAGAAGCTGCTATAACAGCTGAAATGCAAAAACAACAGGCTTTAGCTGAAACAACTATACAAATAGAAACATCTAAAATGCAACTTGAAATGAAAAAAATGCTTCAAGAAGCAGAGATAAAAAAAGGTTTAATGGCTGAAGAATTTAGTTACAACATGCAACTTGCTCAAATAAAAGCTAAAGCTGAAACAACCAAAGAGCAAGAAATCAAAGACAAAACAACACACTACCTCAAGATTTTGAATCAGCAGGATTTGACAATTTAGGAGGTTTTGGATTAGAGCAATTTGATCCTAGATAAAACAATTATCAATTTTTTTAATTATATTATATTATGTCAGAAGAAACAAAAACAAATGAACCTGTTAAACAGGAAGGTGACTTTAAGTTAAAACAAAAAAGAAAAACACCTAAAAAGTTATCAGCTCCAGAAGAAACAATAAAAATGGATTTTGCAGCTGTTGCTAAAAAAGAAGAACCAGTAAAGGTTGATTTAAGTAAAGTAAAAAAAGAAGAAGATGCCGTTCAAAAACAAGAAACAGAGAGCAGCGTGTTACGCGAAGAAAGACCCGAGGTGGGACTGCAAGAAGTGGGACAAGGAGACGAAAAGCCCACTGAAAGTCCTATTAAAGAAGTGCAGAAAGTAGAAGAAGAAACAAAAAAAGTTGAACAAGAAGTAAAAGAAGCAATAAGAGATGAAAAGGTATTAGGAAAAAAACTACCTGAAAACATTGAAAAATTAATTTCTTTTATGGAAGAAATGCCAGGTGCTACTATAGAAGATTATGTTAGATTAAATGCTAATTATGATAATGTAGATAATAACACTTTACTTAGAGAATATTACAGAAACACTCGTCCACACTTAGAATATGAAGAAGTTAATTTTTTATTAGAAGATAATTTTTCATATGATGAAGAGTTAGATGATGAAAAAGATGTTAGAAAAAAGAAACTAGCATATAAAGAAGAAATTGGAAAAGCTAAAAGCTTTTTGGAAGGTTTGAAAAATAAATACTACGATGAAATCAAGTTGAAATCATCAGTTAATGAAGATCAACAAAAAGCAATGGACTTTTTTAATAGATATAATGAAGATCAAAAAAAGGTGACTCAACAGCGTCAAGCTTTTGAAAAAGTAACTAAAGATACTTTTAATGAAAATTTCGAAGGTTTCGATTTTAATTTAGGAGATAAAAACTTTAGATACGGAATCAAAAATCCTAACGACGTTGTTAAAAACCAATTAGACATTACAGATTTTGTTAAGACGTTCTTAAATGAAAACAATGAACTAATTAATCCAAAGGGTTACCACAAAGCCATGTATGCTGCTAGAAACGCAGATACAATAGCTAAACACTTTTATGAACAAGGCAAAGCTGATGCTGTAAAAGATGTTGTTGCTAAGTCTAAAAACATAACCACAGAACCAAGAAAAGAAGGTACTAATGGAAATGTTTTTGTTAATGGATTAAAAGTTAAAGCTATAAGTGGCGCTGATTCTTCAAAACTTAAAATAAGAAGAAAAAAATTTAACTAAAAAAATTAAAAAATTATGAGTTTACAACCTCAATTTGGGAGC